AATATTGGTAAGGCAGATTTACCCAAAGAAGTACCCTTAATCGACCCATTGCATCGTATATTCGATTTAGAAGATTTAAATCAATTAAGAGGGTTTACTGGAGAATGGGTAGTTTCAACATTAGTTGACGGTAAAAGATGCAAAGTAGTGAAGAAGAACAATAGAATAGTTGTGTTTGATGAAAAGGCTGAAAAAATACCAGCAGACGATGATGTTAAAGATTCGTTAAAATTAGTTTGTAAGAAGGATTACGTTATAGATGGTATGATGAAAGATGGTGAGTTTTACGTTAACGATATACTTCACTACGATGACGATGACGTTACTGAACTAACGACTAGAGAAAGAATAAAGATACTAAGAGGGCAATTTGAAAGTTATCACCCTGTATTCATACCTAGTCCTTCTGATGTTAGAATTACTGATGAGGTGGGTCTAGAAGCGGCTGTTAAGGATTTAGGTAAAGAATCTGATAGGATTATGCTTCGTGATGCAAAGTCTACATACATGAAGGGAGAAGAGAAACACCCTAAATGGGTTATTTTGGCTAAGAGTGAAATCGATTATCATGTTACGTTTGCTACTGAAATGAACAATGGGCATTTTATCATTCATCTACCTGAGGATTTAGTTAAGTACGAAATTGTAGAAGGTAAAGCCGTTAATCCTGTATCAGCCATAGGTAGTTTAACGGAATCGGATTATTCTTTAAGATTAGCAAAAAGCCTAGAACCTTACTGGAGTTCTCATTTAGAAGACCTATTGAAAGGTGAATCTGAAATACACGCAGAAATGGATGAAGATAAGGTAGAAGAAGAAAGTGCGGGAATATTAAAACCCAAGACAGATAGGAACATCTTGTTAAAACCAAAACAAAAAGAAATGTACAAGGCGTTACTAATCATGGAAAAGATACTTGATAAAATAGAAAAAGGTCACAGTAACCTTGCTGGAAGAGGATTAGGCATAGATGTTGGTGGTGGTGTAGAAAGCCCTAGAGGGCCGACAAGATTGACTTCAGAACAATCTTTACCTGATTGGGATATGAAAAACCGCCCTACTGAAGATTTGGAGAAACCTGAAGATTATCCGGGTAGAAAACAGAAAAAGAAAGAAAGTGCAGAGCAGTCTAGCGTTTTTGATAAAAAGAACCTTGATTAGTAGTCGCGTAGCAATTAAGTAGTAAGGATATACGTTACAGGGATTAGTGTGCTCGGTAGTCAACAGCAATTCAGATATGGCGATGAACCAATTACCATCCTTAAGGGTGCTAATGACCTCATTGTCGCTGGTTACGCTAGTGTGGAAGTTGTAGACAAACAAGGCGACGTAATAACAAAGGAGGCATTGAAACAAGCATTTCGGAAGTTCATGGAAAATCCGTCATACAGAAACGTTCAATTGGCTCACAGTAATATACAAGTTGGAGATGTAGTACCGAATTACACAGATAGCGAAGGGAGGTTGTGGAAAAGCGAAGTTGATGATGTCGGGATGTTTGTAGTAGTACAACTCAGAAACGACATCGAGAAAGCAAAAGAGGTTTCAGCAGAAATCAGAAAAGGCGTTCTCAGAGGATTCAGTATCGGTGGTCAAGCGTTTAAAAGAGTCAGAAAATCTGATGCAAAACGAGGAGATTACCAAGAAATAAGTAAACTGGAACTTCATGAAATAACAATTTGCGAAAAAGGCATAAACCCCGAAGCGACATTTAGTATATTAAAAGAAGACACGGAAGTGAAAAATATGACAACAGAAAATGATGATGATATGATGAAGCAAATGAGTGACGTACTAAGTCGCTTAGAAGGTCGACTTGACAACATGGAGAAAGGCGAAATGCCTCCAGCGCTCAAGGAAGCCATCGCTGACAAGAAAGATGACAAGAAAGAAGACATGAAAGACGACAAAAAGAAAGAAGATGCAGAAGTAGAGAAATCAGAATACTCTGATGTAATCACTTCTGATTACCTTAACTGGATGGAAGACACTCTAAAGAGTGCTGGAGTCGACACTGCTGAAGCACGTGCACACTTCGATGGTCTAGAAAAGGCAAACTTGGGTTCTACACCTGAGGAACTTGCTGCGTACGAAGTACAGAGAACAGGTCAAGTAAAGGGTCGAGCACAAGAGAACGGTAGTCCATCTACTAACGCTCTAGGCAAAACCACTGGAGCAGTAAAGAAATCGGATTTCGTTAATCCAGCAACACTATCAGATTCAGATATCGAATCTGCATACGAAGTATACAAAGCAGCAGCAATGGAGCAAGAGTTCCGTGGCTCTCTAGAATCACAATTTGCATCCCGCTTCGCAACAGAGCGCGCAGCAGAAATCGCAAAAGCAGAGGCAGCAGCATATGACGCTCGCGGTCCTCTAGATGAAATAACAAAAGCAATCAGTGCACTATCAGAGCGCATTGAATCAATCAGTACTCCAGCAGAAACAGGAGAAACAATCGCTAAATCAGTAGATACTACATCAGTTGTAGTACCTTCTACGGAGGATATGGCTAAGATGTCTTGGGATGAGGTTCATCATCTAGCATCAAAAGCCTTCACCCCGGAGTGAATAAAAAAGGAATTAAATGGAGGAATAAAATATGGCAAGAGATTATGTACGAACAATAACAGATATGGAAAGATACTACTACGGTGCAGGTAACGCAATGGGTTACTCATACACTGGTAGTGAATTACTCAAGGCTGACAGCCCTATGCTGTCCACAACAGGCGGAACATACCAAGCAATCTATGGTCGCAAAGTATGGTCACAATTGAACCAAGAGTTTAACGCCTTCTCAATACTACCTAAGAAACCATGGGACAGAAGCGGATGGCGTGTTATCACTGGCAGACCAAATGCTGGTGTTGTACACGGTGGAGTAGCAGAAAACGCAACACTACCTGAGACTGTAAAACCTACTTTCCAGCACATTGCTGCAAAGCCAAAGACAATCGCACACACATTCGATATGTCTGAGACAGCAATCTTCCTTGCAGACAAGGATGACGGAATGGGAGACATTCGCTCAGTTCTTAAAGAAGAAATGGGTAAGCACCACGCAGAAATGGTCAACAAGATGCTTCTTGTAGACACAGACTCACCTGTTGGAAACAACTTCGAGTCACTAGACAGAGTTACTGCAAGCCACTCAACTATGGGTGGAGACACAAACTGGGTGACCGCAGCAGCAGATTTAGACATCTATTCAATAGACAGGTCTGCTAACTCATGGTCAGATGCAGAAACCAACCTTGGTACTGCTGGAGCAGATAGAGTTCTATCTCTAGACCAAATCGATGACCTATTCCAAAAGATATGGGTACGTGGTGGAAATCCAAAAGTTATGCTAACTGGATATGACACATTGATGAGACTACAACAACTATTGCAGTCACAGCAGAGATTCATGGAAGAGAAGAGAGTAACACCAACCTACAACGGTGTAAAGGGTGTTCCCGGTATGGAAGCAGGTTTCATAGTTGCAACATACAACGGAGTACCAATCATACCAACAAAGGATATGGATGACGATGGTAACCTATCAAAAATCTACTACCTAGATACAGATTACCTGCACTTTAGCACAGCAATACCAACACAGTACTTCGAGAGTGGAATCGAGACTGGTGACCCATTCGCAATTAACAGACTAGGCCAAGAGGGACTATACCGAACCATGGGTGAAGTATGGACAACTTTCTTTGGTGCACAAGGGAGCATTCGTAACCTAAAGTGAGGTTATTGCGGGAAATAATAAACGGAGGAAGAAAAGATGGATACATTAACAGTAACAGCAGCAGGTGGAAGTATGACAGCAACCCTAGTAGGGGCATGGGAACTTAGAGCAGGTTCTCAAAGCACTACTGAGTGGTTAGATGGAGCAGCAGATACATCATATCCGGGCGGTGGTCCGGGTACATTCAGCGCAGTAAATAGCGATGGAGCAAACGGATACGACCCAGCGCCAAAGATGGCAATCATAACATTAGGAACAGTAGCAGACAGTAACACAGTAACACTAAGTGGTGGAGCAAGTGCTATTCTTGGAGTATTCCCTGCAAACGGTACAGCAAACAGTGGTCAAACACTAGGCTCAAACCATAGCGGATTAGTAATTACTCTAGAAACAAGTGGCACAGTAACAGCCGGACAACTGCTAGTATTGTACAACTGAGGTGGTTTAACTGCCCACAGTAACATATACTGGACCTTACTACAAAAAGAAATCTCCTGACCCAACAGTCAGGGATTTCCAACGTGGTGAAGCAAGACAAGTTAGTCAGGCTTGGGTGGACCAGTTTAGGCGTAAGATGGGTGACGGTATGCTCATCGAGGGTGATGAAGCACCACATTCAGATGCATTAGGTGATGGAATACCGGATTCAGGATGGCGCAAGGCGCAGATTGAAACTTGGTTGAAATCATACGGTGTAGCAGTACCCGGTGGATACAAAACAAAGTCATCTTTACTCACAATGGTCGACATGGTTTTAAGCCCGGCTGCTGAGGAAGAGATAGAACCGGAACCAGTCGCGGAAGAAGTTGTTGACGAAATACTAGAAGAAGCAGTAGAAGAAGTAGCAGAAGAAGCAGTGGAAGACCCGGTTACAGAATAAAATTAAGGAAGTGAAAAATTATGGCAGCAACAAATACAATAGATGAGAGACCACACACAATGGGTAACCTACATATGGTTACTGGAAGTTTTACTAACAGTGGAAGCGAAGTAGCAAATACAGTCGATTTGACTGGTGTTTTGGCTAATATAGTCGCTTGCGGAGCGACAGCAGGTAGCGGCACAGCAGGTAGCGGCTCAGGTGTAGATGGTGTTTTTGCAAGTATTAACACCACTGGACCTAAGATTGTTATTAATTGTGTAGCGGGCCAAGATGGTACTTGGTGGGCTATGGGTAACCGCAGTTAAGGCGGTGACCTAAATGGCTAACCTAACACCGAAATACAAAGTTGTTGGACCTTTCTCACCGAAGGAGTTCAGTGACACATCTACGGTGTCAACCACCATAGCCACGGCTGTGGGTACATTGGGTGATGCATCGAGCACTACTAGTCTAATAGCATCGGACCCTTTTACGGTCTTAGGTAACATCTACATATTGGTGACATACGTTTGATGGTGAGGGGTATGTATGGGTTTCGAGTTACAAACGCTTGATATTGAAGACATAAGCCGAGCACAAAAGCAAAACGTACGCTCAGATATTCATTATGATGCAGGTACTGTGCAAAACACAGATGCTCCATTGAAGGGTATTACTAAGAAACAAAGAGCAAGAGTATCTGATATTGCAGATGTACTAGACATAGGCGCTGGTACTCGTTGTACACATTGTGGATTACTGCATTTTATGTGGCGAGCCACTTGTGCTTCTTGCAATAAACCTATGGAGTATAACCTCGGTACACGCAATGAGGAGGCACGACTTTAATGCCACAAGTGTTTAGTCCGGGTGAAGGAGAAACAAGACCACTTGACCCAACAGCGATTGTCTATACAACAGCACAAAAGGTTGCTGACTTATTAGATATAGGACCACAAGAAGCAATAGCAGCCTCTTACAACAGTGATGCAGATGCAGTGTATGTCACTGGTAATGATTACAGAAACATCGGATTCTCAGTTGGAGACTCGATATTAGTTTATTCAGATGCTGACCCATTGGGTTTTGAGCGTACTATTACTGCAATAACAAGTTCAATCAATGGTGTAAAACTAGCATTCAGTGGTAACGTGACTGCGGCAGATTATCAGACTGCTGACAATACATACATTCAGAATCAAGCCTCATTTTCAAACGGAAGAACAAGAGGCATTACGAAGAGCAAAGTCGAGAGCATCATACTTCGTATGCAAGACCACATAGATAACAAGACTCACAATGCTTGGAGACCATATTTAGTACAAGCGGAATACATCAACTTTGATACTTACAAACCATATCGTCGTAGGTACTATACAGACTACGTTGGTACTAGCCCGTTGCTATTTAGAAACGTACAACAAGTCTTGAGGTTAGAATTATGGCAAGGAGATGATTACAGAGAAATCGCTGCTGCTGAGGCTAGAATCATATTACCCGATGATGTTCGTGCATTGAGTGGTTCTTTAGTCGTCTCACCCGGCAATGGTAGTGCAGGTTTACTCACAATCGGCACTGGTACTGCGAATTGGCGCGCTGACTTTGATAAGACAACAACAGCACAGAATCTTGCTGATTTAATCAATAAAGAAGATAGGGTTAGCAAGACTGAAGTTACCTTCTCACCTAACTTTACATTAGAGGGTAGCACATCTAATGTTGCTGTACACAACGAGTTTATTGCAACTGCTAATTCTGACTATGGTACTGGTAGAGTAAAAATTACTAGCATGAGACAAACCTCTGCCGGAGAGTCTTGCTCCATTGTTAGCACTGATTCTAACATAGAAATTAATCAAACACAATCTAACAACGCTACATTCTCTAGTTTGGATAGCACTACTATTACAGTAGATAGCACTGCTGGGTTTGCTAACGCAGGTGTAGTAGTAGATGCCAGTGGTGATGTGTTCAGATACACAGGCAAAACAGATACAACATTTACTGGTTGCGTAATAGTGGTAGGTTCTGCCCTGTCTGATATCGCCGGAACTCTCACTCAACATATTCTACAAGTCGATTTGCATGGTGGTAGTGGTAGTGGAGACCAAGGTAGATTACGTGACTGGTGGATAGACCATGAGATGGGTATTATCTACTTCAACAATTCATATCCATTCTTTGAGTGGAACGCCATTAAGACATCATACATTTATGGTGAGAGATATGTAGATAAAGCGATAGAGGATATTTGTACAAAGATGGTGGCTATCGATTTACTAATGAGTGATGACCGAAGTGTGTTGATACCCGAAGGTACACAAAACGTTGACTTAGCGTCTAAAATACAATTATATCGAGCAGATATAGATAGAACATTCCCACGTTACATAGAGGTGGTAACCTTTGAGTGATACTAGAAAGATAGTCTACGATGAGTGGAAAGAAACTATATCTTTGGAATTGAGTAAAAAGGAATATCAAGCGGATTTGCAGAAGGCTATTACAGAAGGACCATCTGAATATAGGGAATCTGTTGAACGTTCAGAAAGAGAGTTAGAGTCAGAAGACATGACTTTTGAACAAGAAGTTGCGTTAAAAGATAGAGTCAACAGACGTATGATGACTGAATCACCGGGGCTTATGGAACACAAACTCAAGAATGATGGTGGTAACTTAGTGCCTGATTTTGAAGCACATGAGCGTGAAAAGCGCAAAAAGGAGTTTGCAGAATGGTAGCGACATTTGATGAGGGTATTGATGTAGTACTTGGTGTACTAAAAGATAACTGGACTAGAAGTAACACTAACAACTTCAAACCAGTAATCATAGATATAGCAGATGTTTCACCTGAACGTGGAAAGAGACTTGACCTTGATAGAACCGATTACATCATGGTCTTTGAGACAGCGCATAACGAAGAGTTGCCTGAAATGCTATACGATTTCGTCACTACACGTATCAACATCACAGTAGATATGCGCACTACGAGAAGCAGAGACCAACTGAAAAAAATGGAAAATGAATTAAGAAGATGCATACATCTTAAAAGAAAAGGCGACGGTGTAAACTTTGACAGGCTAGTGTACAAAACACGTACCGATTTGTCAGATAGGAGTAAAAAACTGTTCAGAATGACCTTTCAGATAGAAGTTGTTATCTTTGCAGAGTTAATCCCATGAGGTGAGAGAGAGCCATGCCGTCGACAGTATACAAGAGTGATTTGTCCGAGATTACATTCGGACACGAAACTGGAGTGAGATTAGAACACGATTATGCAGCAGGTACATCTTTCACTCAAGGCTCATGTTCTTACAACGATGCTACAACAATAACACATGGTGCTAATGCGAATATAGTTACTGGATTACGAGTAACAGGTACAGGTATTCCAGCCGATGCATACGTTGCAGCGATATTAAGTACTACTACATTTCAATTATCAGTATCAACAACTGGGGGTAGTTTAAGCAGTCAGACGCTTACTTTTGACCCTGATTTTAAGTTCATCGCTGGTGGTGGCGATAAAGATACAGTAAAGGACACCAGTGTTATTTCTTTTAGAGGTGGGCAAGAAGATACCCCTGTGTTTCAAGGCATTCTTGAATACCCAAACGGTATGTTAGTTGGTAGTAAAGTAATATTCACAATAGGAAGCGGTAGTCCTGAATGGGATACGCAAGACGATTATGCGGTATCGGGTAGGATGTTTACTATAATTAAACAAGAAGTTGCTACAAGTGGTGATAACAACGGATGTACTGAAATTACTATTACACCTGCGTTAAAAACTCTTCATGAAACACTAGATAAAGATTCTAAGACTAATGATGTAATGACTATCTTACCTTTCACGACACCTGCGATGGATGTAGGTATGCAACACGCTGATGCAGCAAACGCATCTGCTGAGAGCGTATTGACTGACCAATTCGTTGGACTGGTAAGCACTGTCGCACTTCCTGAGACTAAAGTAGACCTCAAGAGATACCACGTTGTTGGACTTGGTAGAGATATAGCGGTTCAAGTGCCGGGTAGATTTACTAATGTCGGTGGCTCATTTGAGTGTAACATACACAATGGCCGATGGTTCTATTATTGTCTAGGGCACGAAGTTGTAAGTGCACCGGAAGTTAGGCAAGACGGTCATACTAATGATACATTTTCTTTATCCTCTGCTGTTTATTCAGGAGATTCTTACATAGCATTCGATAGTAGTGGTAGCACTAATCCAGCAATTGGTGGAACAGATATAGGCGTGGGCGACTACATTTTCTTACTCGGAAATACCTTAGTCACTGACGGAGATGCCACAGGTAACTCTGCTACTAATACCATAAATATGGTCGACGTGCAAACATACAGAGATACTGGTGTTGGCGGCGGCCTTGCTGCTGATGCTTGGCCTAATGTAAACGCTACGCAAATAATTGATAAAGCGATAAAAGAAGAAGCAAGAAGAATTGTAGCCATTACTGTAACTGGTGGTGCTGGTAAAGTTTGGTTAGATGACCCGTTACAATATTCGTATGATGATAATACAGTAGTAGAGTTTGCTAGATATGCAGCAGATGATAGCCATGGTAGTCCACATAGAAACACGACCACAGGGGCAATCACTAAACCAGTCAGTCATTTGTTCTTCTCTCGTACAACTGTGCCTTCTTTTGCTATGGAAGTCAGTGTTAGAAGAAGAGACATAGACAGTAACGATGGTACTACCGATGGTGGTACAGGAGATTCAAAACAACTAACACGTGTCTTTAGAGGCTGTAAAGTCAAAGATTTCTCACTTACCACAGATACAGACGCTGCTCTAAGATTGACAGCAAACTTCGATTCAGCGTTGTGTTACACAGATACTGGTAGGTTAGAAGCAAGTAACAAAGGAGATAGATACAATACACACAGACTCTTTGAAGATACTGCTAATACAGAAGTGAAGAGAAAAGTGTCGGGTATAGGCAAAGGTACACAGAAACCGTTTATGTTCTACAACGGTTCTATATCTATGCTAGGAACAACACTGGGTCAAGTTGTTTCATTCACGTTAAACGGTAAGACTGGTGTAGAGCAGTACTATACTATTGGAGCGTCTAATATAGCAAACAGTGCTACCGACCAAGTTCCATTTGCTGGCACTCGTAATCCTACACTAGCAGTAGAGGGTAAAACAGAGTATGACCTTGAGATGGAGATAATCGTAGACGACCCATTGTTCTATCACAATATGCGTAGAGCAGTGGAGAACTTTGATGATACAGATGAGACTGAACAAACTGATTCAGACATGATACGCTTGTCTTTCACAAAACAAGTATCTAGCGGTACAGCAGAATCTATTGACATACTAATGGATGACTATTACATTGTTGAAGCACCGTTGCCTGTACCTGAGGATAAAGGACCACTCAGAGCAAAACTAAAGATTCTACCTAAGTCAGTCAAGGTTATTGCTGTTGATACAGTCATACATGCTTGAGGTGAAATAGTGTTACCAACTGCTGTAAAGAGAGTTCAATTCTACTCTCGAAACTCTCATGAAAACTATGTCTATTGGTTAATCGACAATGCTGGTATACCATACACGGAAGAGTTGTTCAAGACTAATTCTAGAAATGTAGTAGATTCTATGGTTATGAGAATGATTAACGAAGGTAATACAATTACCGAAGAAACTGTACTCGCACCTATCGCTAGAGAAATAGAAGATACACCTGTTGAAACAATCGTCGAAAAAATAGAGGAAGAAGAACCTTCATGGGTAGGGGCCGCTAGGGATGTACTAGGCGACGTAGTAGAAGACGTAGTTGAAGAAACTCCTGTAGAAGATGTTGTTGAGATTGTTGAGAACGTTATCGAAGATACAGTGGGAATTACTATTGACAGACCTGTCAAAAATATTGTTGAAGATGAACAAGAAGTGATGATAGTCCCCGAAGTAGACAACCCATTCGGTGGTGAAGTGGACTACAATTCTTTCACTGTAAGAGAACTCCAAAAAGAATGTAAAGCGCGTGGAATCACTATTCGTGGCACTAAATCTGAGGTAGTGTTAAGGCTACGACACGATGACGCGGGTATTGTCGAGCAACCGACACAAGGTGTAACAGAAGCCCACTCGCAAGAGTCTGCCGATGTAACGCCGGATGCCCCCTCGCAAGAGGCTGCAACCGAGGAAGTGACAACAGATGACGATAGTAGACAAACAGAACTTACTGACGAAGAAGAGTGAACAACGACACGAAATCCGTGTAGACAAAGAAAATACTGATATGATAATGGAAGTATGGGTTAGAGAATTAACTTTCTTTGACGTACAACAAGCCGCACAAAGTATGTTTCAGATGGATGGCGATGACATATCGCTAAACCTTGAAGGGTATTGGCGTTACGCATTTTCAAACTGGGTTGTAAGAACAAACCCGGAACTTACCGTAGACGACATGATGAATCTAAATGCATATGTCGGTCAACAGATAGCCTCTCTATTACCAAAGCCGGATGAACTGGCGGAGGCAATGCAGGGGGGTTTTACGAAAGCGAACAACTGAGGGTTCGGCAATTTCTAAAGAAAAAGGTAATTAAAAATCCTGACGATTTAGAGATGCAGATGCAGTTGTTCGCATACATCGTAGCGAAACATTACAGCATATCACTACATGAGGTATACCATATGAGCGAGGCCGTCTTCAAACAATCTCTATCATGGGCACTTGCTGTCAATGAAGAAGAACGCCTAGCAGAGAAGAAACAAGACCTAGAAAATAGAACAGATAGCACTGATGTTGTAGAGTTTGATTATTCATTTTTAGAGGGAGAAGATTAACATGGCACTAGGAGCATTACTCAATTCATTAGCCAGCGTATCTAGTAGCCTTAGTGTCATAGGTAGCACAATGAGCACACTAGGCAGTGTAGCCAGTAGTATAGGTGAAGCACTTGGTAAAGCCTTCAGTTTTGCTGGTAAAGTAGCGAGAAAAATATTTAATGAAATAAGGGAGGCTTTCGAGCCTTTGACAGAGGCTTTGAGGTCTGCATGGAACGCTACCGTTATGCCGATATGGAATCTAATGAAAGAGGGAATGATGTTTTGGGTTAACATATTCAAAGGTGAATGGGGCAAGGCATTAGATAATGTCAAAACTATATGGAATGGTACTTTTGGTAAACTATGGTCGGGACTAAAAGCAGGTGCTACCTTAGCCTTTAACGGAATCAAAACCATTGGAACACTCGTTTTTAATGGTATGAGCGTTATATTTGATGCTACCATAGGTAGAGCATTCAGTGGTCTTAAGTCAGCAGCACAAAGTGTATTTGATGTAATTGGCAGTGCTTGGGATACAGTTACAGGTGTAATGCAATCTGTGTATGATAAGACACTAGGTAAGATATTCGATAAAATAGGTGGCGCTCTTAAGGGCATATTTAATTTTGGCAAATCAGTAGTTGGTGGAGTCAAAGATTTAGGAAGCAGTGCCATAAACGCTGTCACTGGTGGCGGTGGGGGTGGAGATTCACCTAGTGGTGGTGGAGGCCACACTTTCAACATGACATTCAATCTAAGCGGTCTCACAGACCGTACTGATAAAAGACAGTTCGCAAGAGAAATCAGCGACTTAGTGCAACAAGAAATGTCTCGTAACATTGGTGGTGTAGGTAGAGGTAGGTGATTGAATGGCAAAGGGCATACCAATCAGACTTATTCAAGAAAACGGCAATACCATTGAGTTAGATGCTACAACCATGGTACTAAGCACAACCCGTAAAGTTGGTGGTTCACCTATACCATTCACTGGGAGTAAGCGTATAGGTATGGATTTGAACGTCAATAGTGCTATGATAAATATTCAAGGTATCATCGCAGATGACAGAGAAGGCACAAAGAGTACAGCACACAGTGGTACGATTAATTTTGGTGTTACAAAAGATGGTCTTCAATTTAATACATCTGCTAATTTAACTAGACTAGTTGATAACGTTACTAAAATAAACTTACAAACTTTTGAGACAGCAGTAAGTGGTGATGAAAAAATAATTACTTTTACAAACGTCACTGATAGAACCGATGGTGGTAGCACAAGTGATACGACTCGATACGATGCTAATGCTGGAACAGGTGGTACACCGACTATTTTAGTAAACACAAGCAATGCTACATCTGTTGAATTGGCAACTGCTTTGACAGACTACATAAATGCACAACATTCTTCTGATTTCACTGCTACATTACAAGAGGGCGTGGACTACAATAACCAAACGCTTAATTGTGTAGTAAATATTGCAATGACTAGTTTAGGTAAAAACAGCGCTATGAGTAGAACTACACCTAGAATGCGATATTTTAGGTTTGTAGAACAGCCTCAAATTACTAAGTTTGCTGGAGGGTCAGATGGTGGAAAGAAATCTGCTGGTGACAAAACTATGGATTTATACGGTATAATCAACAACAGTAAGAGAAGAGGCCCGGTGAGTGATTTCTTTAACAGAAAAAACGGTAGACAAAGTGAGGTAAAAGATTACATTGTTGGAATACAGATACCGTATAACTCTACTTTGAAAGCAACTGGTGGTGACCAATACGTTGCAAGAAACTTCTTCATGCCTACTGGTAATTATGATGGACATGATAAAACATCAGAAGGTAATGATTTACCAGCCAGTGTAGATTTTTCTATGAAGGAGGAAACTACTGGGATACAAGGGTCAGTGCAAAAGTTTGACATTACATACGATGCTGGAGAGTCGGTTTACAATTTTAATATGATATTCGCACCGATAGATAATTTGATTCTATCATAGATAACTTGGGGGGAGACGAATGACAGTAATTAGCCGTAAGACACATGGCTTCTTTTTCAACGGTATCACTGACAGTATCATAGTTCCTGAAGGTGACTTTAGCGAATTAGGGCATAGAACCACAAGAGGGACTGACGACGTACGAGTTATCCTATCTGAAAATGCACCATTGTCTACACGTGATAGCGTAGCAACATCGGGTATTTTCAATAAGAATCTAACAATAGAAGCGTGGGTAATGCCTGATTGTGGCGGTACAATAATAGAGAAAGAGGGTCAATACAAACTTTCACTCGGTAATATAGACACACCCGGTCCAGCGACTTTTGAGGTATTCATGGAGGGTGAAGGTGGTGAAGAAAGATATTATTTAACCACAGCGACACTAGCAACAGACAGATACGAAGGCACTGTCTATCCCCATATTGAATATCAAGGTGTACAGGACTCATACAATAGATTTGTTGGAAGTAGAGACGATGCGACTGAACTAAACAAAAACCATAGACCTTTGATTCATGTAGTAGCAACGGTAAGAACCACAGCCATAGAACTATACATTAACGGGGAGTTAGTTGTAAGACAATCTATCAAAGACAGAGATTTAGCGCTAAAGCCTTCTACCAAGCAAACATACATTGGAGGTAAAGGTGGTAAGTTTAGAGGTACGATGGAAGGCATTCATCTTAATGCGTCATTCAAGACTTCAATGATAGAAGGTAACTCTCCGTTATCGGATAGTGATACTTTACTTCTATACAGATTTGAAGAGCCTATCGCTCCTGTTGAAACAGTATATACGTTTTCTTCGATTGCAAATAATAGCACGCAGATAGATGGACAAAATGTAACTGTGTCACAAATTAGTATGAGTACAGCCGATGCTATTGATTTAGCCAAAAAACTCACTGGTTTGTCTAGTGTGTCAGGTAACTATGTATTTTGTAAAGATGTAACAGGAGTACACAACTATTCAAGCGGAGATTACAAAGTACTAGATTCTTTATCGGGTACTCTTGTTGAACATTCTGTTTCACATACACCATATAACCTTCTAATCAATCCTGATGGAATTGACCCGGATACAAAAGCACCAAACAACAAACCGCCTGAAAGAGTACGTTTGCTTAGTATTAATGTCGGTACAGGCAATATGCTAGTATCTAGTATTCATCTCGATTTTGCTACATCTGTAAATGGTTTGCGTAGCGCATTGCACACTAGAACCTCAGGTGTAGACAATCACTTTGTTGTGGTGAGTGCGGATATGTTGCTTGATTCTTCAACTGGTAATCCGTATCAACCACCTCATTATACGTCCCAAATTATAGATAGGACAGGACAAATGATAATTGATGAAAGTGACTTTGAAAATCATGGATTTGTTTATTCTAGTGCAATTGCCACAACTACATCTGATACAAACAATCCCTTTGCAGTAGTATGGCCTACTAGTGTAAGTGAGGATTTCCAAATAGGCCATAGCGGTAGACACATTAAGAATCATGTCGAAGGACATTCTTTCTTACGTATGTTGCCAAAGGCTATTGATGAAATAATAGACCAACAGGGGAATGGTAGTGCAGATATCGTTGATGTGATGTATAGTGATATGCACAAAGGTGTAGAGAAGCAAGTTACCGTAAATAGTCTAGTAGATGTGTATAGAGATTTTAGCGATGTGGTAATAGACAATGTTGTTAGTTCTAGTACAGTAACCGCAGCATATAATTCTTACAATGGAACAGCAAGCCCACCTGCTGGTAAAAGGAAACTAATTGCAATAGGTGGTCCTGATTTTGATTACACTCCCTTTGCGCTAAAAGGCCCGATACCGCAATATAACAAATATGATGCTAATAACGATGAGACCCATCACGATAGTAATATTAGAGATTATCATGTTACTCCATCTAAAGAAAGTAGAGTTGCTATATTACATGTACCTAGATTGGCAGACTTAACACCTACGTTAGCGCCTTATGTAGAAATACATTACAATGCCATTGATTTAACAGGAGCGAGTATAAGTAAAACATTTACAGATGCTACGTGTGATTACAATAACGACCCAACTATTACCATGGATAATACGGCCTTTGTAATACCGGGTATGGCTGTGTCAGGCACTGGTATACCTACTGGTGCTACTGTCTCTAGCGTTACTAATGGAACTACATTTGAATTAAGTGCGTCGACCACTGGTGGCTCTAAAACAAACCAAACACTAACCTTCACTACTGTTGTTCAACCTCTACTAATGGTAGAGAAAACCGTACCTTCATCTGATACATTAGTAACAGGTTCCGAATATGTCTATGATGCTATAATCAACTCAATTGCATCAGGGCATACTATCTATGCTCCGGGTGGATACATAGATGTGTACGCATCTGATTTTGGTATAGATAGCCCAATAGTACAAGAACACGGTTTAGTGGGCGATACATCAGAAGGATATTCTGCCGATACGGAAGTAGACGAGTCTTTGACACCTGCTAATTACACTCCTAGAAACAATACGGATTCTGTACAAAACCGTACACCACAAGCCATAATTGAATCTGTGAGTACAAGTGGTGTGCATAACTCTGCATTCAACAGATTGTATCTAAATAAAATAGACCAAACTAAGACTTTGACCGATAAAGGTAGTTACTCTAGAATTGCTCCTGATGTAGTATTAAGCAGTGGTTCGGCAGGGCAATTCGATACTGGAACTGTATCATCTGCATCACCTATACACGAAACATTTGACATAATAGACAATCACATTTTAGCAGATGCAAACGATGCTGATTTTAGAATCTTCATTCAACCTACTGACCGAAGAAGAAGTATGCAATTGCGTAATGTTAATTTGTCTACAAGATTCAATAGGGCAACTGTGCTTTACTTAATGAGTAGAGCGAAAGTAAGGTCGATTGAAGAGAGTGTAGGAGATGAAGGTGGTTACACCACATTGAGTTGTATAGGCGTAGGAGATAGCCTGATATCTCGTTCAATAGATTTTACTGGCAAAGGTAGCCCTGACTCGCATATAGTCAAGGAGATAGAACCTAATGCACCTGTTGTCACTGTTACACTTGGTGGTCCGGGTCAAGGCGCTATGGATACTAGGCCAGTATTCCAGCGCAGTATGTTAGCACATGAAGCATATTCTACACGCAGGTCGTACGCTGTAAGTGTGACTAGGTTGAATGTGCCTACGGGTGCTAGTAGTGTAGGCGATACTGTCGGAACATTATACGTTAAACCTCTTAATAATGAAAGTGAAGATTTAGCAAGTTGGGGTACGTATGGGTTTACTCGCTATGGAAGAGTGTACTTTGTAGACGGTAGTAACGCTAGATATAGTAGTAAAACAGGTAACACATTCGTATTTACATTACAAAGTTTAGGTAGCGGATATTATGTTGGCTCGGATGGTACTGAGTACACAACCATACAAAACTTGCTACGCGCAAACGGTATGATGGAAGGATATAATAGTACGGGGACGGACATATACGCTAACTTTACGATATATAATGAACCTAATTTTGGTGAAGAAAGTAAATTAGAAAATGGTACTACTGTAAACGATAGAATGCATCAGTCTATGAATGACGTACAACATGATTACCAATTAGGTACTCAGTACGCTAGTACTAGAGCAGTTGCAGAAATACCTTTTTTCTCTAAACAATTTTTTGCCCCATCTGTCGGTCCTGATAACGCATTTAAGATACATATAGACGCAACACACACTGCACATACTTACAATCCTAGCCCAGTTGGTAGAAGATTTATAGATACAGAACCAGCAGATAGAGAAGCGCAATCTGCTTATTCAATAGCGTTAGCAAATAGAGAATATGTCAATTCTACATTTATCACCGAATATAGAAGAGTATCGAATACAGATAAAAGACTCTACGTGAATGACCCAAGCGTGTTCCCTGAGTCACATACTGATACAGACGAATACAAAGGCTTCGCTAATGACGTTTATCGATATAGAAAAGTTTGGTTGGCTAACGGAAAATGGGCTTTTTATACTAATGCACCTGCTACTGACAAGTATCTAGCGTTAGCAAATGACGACATGACATACGGTCATAGCGAAGGTTTCTTTGAAGACTTAGCCGCAGGGCAACCAGTCTATCTAGGGGGTGTAGGGTTTGAAGAAGGTAATACACCTATGGCATCTGATGAAATAACCCCATCATCAGACTTTGAGAATAGAGATGAATATTACTATGATACCGCTAGTGTAAAAACACAAGGGGGTAATGTAGATTACGGATTACGTCAGTATGTTAGCGCAGTTGAGTTTAAGGCCGGACCTGAAAGTAATCCACACGCAGCACAAATACAACCTATGCGTGCTAGTGGTAAGGTGCTTTCTACAAAGACAATACCATTATCCGGTGAAGATAAAGCCGTAATTGTAACATTGTCACCTGAGGATTTTGCAAAGTTTCCTGACTTGGGATATGATGTGTTAGCCAATGCCCCTTCTACTGTTGGAGATTTAGGATACGAAGTACAATACGATGATAATGGCACTACCCACAAGTTCCAATATCACGGTCACATTAAGACACTAACTGGTGCAACAATCACAGCAGTGCCTAAAAACAGTATTGTGCTTGTTTACAATACATCAACAGGATTTACCCCAAATAAATATTCTACTGGTGTAGCCATCAATAAACCCCTCAGCCCAACATACTACTCATCTAGCACTACTAGTGCTATGCAAGTGGACGGAGTAGATGCTACAACTATCTTTTCAGTAGGTAGTAATGTATACGATGCAAATAATAATCTTGAGGGCGTAGTAACAGCAGTAGCAGCAACTAGCATAACCATAGGGGCCGGTACAGCATCTCAATTAGCAAACAATGCTATTTTACACACAGACGGGTTGCCTGAGGGTGCTAAAATAACATTAGCAAGAAAATGTAGAAGTATTCTCGGTACAGCGATTACAGCAGAAGTTGCTGATGGTTCTCAATACTATCGTGAATTGAAGAACAGCCTAAACATCACCGATGTCACAATTACTGCAAATGGAAGCACATCATCTACCATAACTATTGACGGTGCTAGTGGTAAAAACGTCAATGACCTACATGGTATGAACGTCAAGAAAGGTGATACGCTCTACTATTGGGAAGATACCGGAACGGACAAAATACGAAGAATAGGGTTAGTTAGTAGTATTGGTAGTGCTGATGCAAACGGCACTCAAACAGTTACTTTAACTGCTACTGGTCCAATTATTCCATCTAATGCTAAACTTGCAGTATGGACTGGCGACTATGAAGATAAAGACGCTGTACTAAACGCTACGTGGTTAAATCCATACGCACAAGGTGGATTACGCAACGGTGATACCGTATGGGCAAATATGTCGTATAACAACCCACATGCGGTTGAGGGTTTGTTTGCTAAGAGTAGAGGTGTGTTGAACGAATCACAAGTATGGAATGCGTTTGATAATGGTGCGGGTGAATTAGACACAACTAATCCAAGAGACAGCATACCTTTAGAGAACTTCTTAATTGGCAATACTTGTCTAGAAACTGCAAGAAATTATGCACAACATGTCAATAGAACAATTGAAGAAAACTATCTAGCACTTGGACTTACATCGGCACAAGCGCCTGTTGTAGCCTATATCGACCCTTACTTGTCTACTGACGAACATGCACGTGTATTACTATACAACGTGGCACATGACAAGGAGTTTATCGCATTTCAAGATATACACATGCAAGTGCAGTCTAGTGCTCAGGCTACACAAATAGGTTGGCCTAAAGAGGTTGTAGAAAGCGGTGGTACAACTAGGAGTGCATTACACAAAGTCAACGCTGCGTACAACGGTGCTGGTCCAAGTCCATGGACCACTCAAATAGATGTTACAAACGGTTTCTTATCTCAGAACCCATACATACGAAGTACTCAACAATCTAAGTATATCGAAAGTGCTTACGCACACGATTTAGCAAACAGACATACTAGTGACTTAATTGATAGCAGTACTATTGCTAGTTTGGCTACTGCTTTACCAACAGATGGTAGAAAAATAGAGGGTGCTAGATTATACGGTAAAGCACACGGTCATCACGTACACACAGGATATTCCTATGGTGGAACAACCAGTGGACTTTCAACAGGATACAGTCTTACGCCTAGAACTAACGATTCTGTTGCTTTACATAAGCAAGCAAACGCAAAGCATTCGTTCACTAGAATACCTAGTAGCAACGCAAACTCGTTTGTTAAGAAATTAATAGAACATAGAGAAGCAACAACTGGTTGTACGCTAAGAGACCCTTCTACATTCTTTGATACACCTGATGGTACTAGAGTTATACCTGCATTCTTGTGTCTAAAAGGTATTAGAAGTTCATCTTTAGATTTGACTAATCATACTGAGAGTAGATTACAACACCTACCGCAATGGAAAGATATGGACTTTGTTAGACGTTTAACATTGGATTTAGGTGAGATTAGTCAAAAAGACGATGTTGTAGATACATTGTCTGCAACAGAAGAGGCTGTTAGATTAATTAATCAACACGCTGCACTAAACGGTAGACTGTTAACTGGTTCAGCGCATGACCCTTCACCGTTTTGGAATGTAGATAATGGTGACAAGGGTACACACATGGGGTACATACGCGCTCACATAGGTAGAGAAGTACAAGACCTAAACGGAGATACAGGATACACTATTGTCATTCATAGTACAGTGCCGGGCGCAAGTGGAAGAAACTTCTGTGTGTGGCTAGATAATAGTAAAGGGCAGAGTGTCTATCAACCTCAATTCTTAGTAGGACATGGCGGGAGATGGCGTAACTTTTGGGCGTTGCCTGACGAAAGAGAGGGTGAAAACATGCACCCAGCGCCTATGCCATTAAACAAACATGGTAGACCGTTTGCCCCGATTACCACACTACAACAATACGTTACATCGGTAGAAAGCGGTGAAGAAATAGAAAGTGTCGTTGAGTTTGAAGATAGTAGCGTATTGAGAGCAGTGTCTGATTCTATAAGTGGTAAGAGTCATAACACAATAAACACAGAATCTTTAGACATTAAAGGTTCATCATCTTCATTAGTCAAGGGTTTAAGAGTTGGTAAAAAGGCTATCTCAAGAATAAACTTTGGGGGATTAGTAGCAAGCGGTGTACCGGGATTTGCGCCCGATGTCGGAACTTGGGGTTTTGGTAAAATAGGTGAGACTAAGTTCAATAATAGGTATGGCGCATTTAACACTCAAGGCACTGCTCATACTGGTTTAGATTATTCAAATCATGTGCCAACATCAAACATAATTTCTGATAATATAGGTAACGGACAATTATACGGTTTTAGATTCAGAGACAACTTAGGTGTAGAAAACGGTATTAGATACATTTATCGTAAGATAGGTGAATCGTTTGCAAACAGTAATACTACATTACCTTCCACTATTGAAGATGAAGTATGCGTTTTCTTCGACGACAGGGATGTGGGACAGGGTGGATTTACAATAGGTAAACACATGCATGGTGTCGGTGATGCGACAGGTAGATTAGATACAGATGCAAGTGGTGTCACAGAAACATTGCAGTATTGGAAGGGCGCTAGATGGAGAGGCGTTAGTGCCCCAAATGCTACACTTCTCGTTAGTGCTACTGAGGATACCAGCGCTAACACATTAGTAATAGCCTTTGACCAAACGCCATATACAAGCGCTAACACCCCACTTAATTCTGCTTTTAATGTCAAAGGGGATATTTTGGGTTACTTGGGATTCCCGAAGAAAAATGGGATTATACAAATTACAGATTATGACGCGACGGCTGATGTTGGGATTACAGTATCTTATACATCAAGAGACCACACTACATTTTACGGTTGTACTGGGTTAGTAGCATTACCGGATGAGGTATTAATTGCTTCTGTATTAAATTGGACTACGCTTGTAACAGATGAGTTAATCGCTGCTGCAACTGCTGCTGCAATAAACGCAGGTAATGAAGTAAATACAGAAGAAGGGCATGTGTTTGATTGTAGAGAGATGTATGCGACAGATGGTCGTACATTCGGTGAATGGGGTGTGAAAGAAGATGCAATACGAATTAGAGCCTATAACACTCAAAGTCCGATAGTACCTCTCAGTCAATCTTATACTAGCGTTGTGAAGAGAGATTACGGTATCCACGCTTCACACTTAGAGTTTGGCGAAGTGAGAAGAGTAGACAAGGTAACAAACGGTGAATGGGACTTCGATACTAGTGAAAGTGCTGGTCATGGCACAAGACCAGTAATTGATACAAATATAGATGCTAGTCAAGGCATCGATTGTGGTTATATACCACATACATTACTTGAAATAACTACTGTATCAAAAGGTCCAAACTCAAACACAGCGTCACCTAATCTAGTTGATTCAACTAATACCCCGATTGATACTACCACTTGGAACGAAGGGCTAAAGGGTATACAATTTACACGTTCATCCGGTGACCACATACTACCGATGATTGATAATCCCCATGTGCACTTTGGAAGCAGTCAGAGTAGTTGGACTACCGAAGTGACACTAAGTGACAACGTAGACCCATTCCTGATACCATCGGGTGCAACGGCAAGCAACGTAATATTGCCAGTAGGCGAAAGAGTAACCGTGTGGTTAGGAGACTATCCTATTGAGGCTGAGAGTCAAACAGGCTCTAATCCACGTACTAAAATTAGTTGGTTAACAGCAGATGCGGGAGATAACTTTCCTCAATCTATGGCTAAAGCAAATATATTGCAACGACACAATAACAAAGAGTTCGATGGATTGCGCTCTATTGGTAGCGTATTTTCTGA